CTAGTTGTTCGTTGAGATACCGGTCCTTGATGGTCATGTCGAGGGGGTCGTTCGGGGAGTTGATACAATCAAACAGGAAGCGCTTGCCTTTTGCGAAGGCAGGCTTCCACCATTTGAAGGGGAGGCCGGGGCTAGTGAGCGGATTCAGGCGGGTAAAACCAGCGGCGGGGATGCCGTTGATTCCTTCCTCAACTGTGAGGATCCTCTTCTCAATGCCTTTAGGGGCATAGAGTTGAAGCGTGGCCAAGATGAAATTCATCGCGCGTTGAACGTACACTGGATTGTGCGGTTTAGTTGCGACGCTATACTTCTTGGCTCCCTCATTCATTGGGGAAACGTTGAGTTCGCAGCGGGGGTCGTTAGGGTGCAGGACGGCGGGTTCAGTCAAGTGGGGATAAACCATGTCGTGGAGCGGGGACGGTCGGAGGTCGGTCTTGGCAGTGACTCGTTCCGAATGCTTAGGTGTCAAGTAAGCAACGGTTCGAGTTTGCCCTTCAGGCGTGACGGTCGGGTAACGAGGGGGGTCAGGGGTAGTGACGGTTGAATACATCAAGTTAGGTTCCAAGCCAGCGGAGAGGAACCCATCAAGAGGGGCAGGTCCGCAGTGTTGCGAACTGGCTTCGGGATAGAGAGAGGAGATTTGCATCTCCAACCACTCTCGCGTGAGAATGGCACCGTAGCCAGCATCATCGTGGGCAGAGCCCGCGGTGTGCATACCCATGATACAACCAGTGGAGCGATTGTTCAGGCACATTACAACTGAACCGCACATTCCAGGATAAGACGTGATACCATAGCGCCAACGAGTGGGCATCAGGTAGGTCTCAGTTTCATCGCCATAGGTAGTGGCGACTCCCTCACGGGAGGCGTAGGCGAGATACTGGGTCATCGACTTAGTCGTGGGGTTAACGGTCAGCATAACTGCAGCGGTCGTCGTAGAGCTTTGCAGGTCGTCTTCAGAGATGAAATGGTTGGTGATTTTCTGAAAACTAGCCGCGCGGGCACCAAGGTTCACGATGCAGAGGTCTGTACTTTCGACACTGGCGTTCGTCTTAGTTCGCTTGATGGTTTCGCCCATCACTAGGGCGTGGGTGGTGGATCCAGTCGGGCGTTCGATGGTCAGTTCCGTAACTTCCCCATTCTCCATGTCGTGAAACAGGTGATAGGGGAAGAGGGCGAGTTTTCCAGTCAGTCCAAATCCATTGGTGAACACGGTCTTTCCAGTTTTGCGAGTACGCATTCCCAGAAGGCTGTTGGAGGTCTTCATCTTGTTCTCAATGATGTCTTGAGTACGGTTATCAGAGCAGCCTTCTTGGAGCGCTTCTTCTGCAAATACCTTGTTCAGCCGTTGAGCAGCATCTTGCCGAAACTTTTCCAGGGCTTCCTTAGGGATGTGAGGTCCCAATTCCTTGGCAAAAATTTCGATAACTTGCTGCGCTTCGGCTGTACAAGCTACCTGCAGATTATGCATGTTGGCGCGAAGTATCTTTCCTTGACGGAGGAACTTCGCGCGTCCATCATAACCAAAACTTTCCATGATCGAGTTCATCACCGAGGGAGGAGCGTCGTTCATTTGGGCGCTTGCAATGGTTGCCGCACAAGCGACAGTGCCAAGCAAGAGGTCAGCGGCGAGTCCTTTGAAGTTTCGACGAATCGAACACTTCACTTCTTCGATGTTCCCATCCTTTTGAGGGATGCGAATTGTCGTTCCGTCTTTTGTGAGCCATGAGTGCACTTTGTAAATGGCGAAGCCAGCGATGGCGATGCCAAGTCCTTTGCACACCCACTTCACGTAGGTCGGGATGCGGGGGTCTTCGTACCAGAGAGCCTGCCTTGCGGCGGCGTCCTCTTGTTCTAGGACCTCAACATCAGCAGGGGTGTAGGCGGG